ATTATTGATGACCTGCTGGACATGGCTCCTTCGGGCTTTGTCCGCGAGTTTCCTGATGGCAAACCCGTCGCTTACCCACGGGATGAGGTCCCTCGCCGCAAGCGGTCTCGGGAACTTCGCGACGGCATGCGCTCCGGAAAACCAAAGACAAGGTTCATCCGTGACGGACTAACCGGTGAGTTCCGGGAGGTCCAACGAGGAGAATATAAAACTGACTGGTACAACGCTGGCTCGACCGATGAAATCGGCCGGAGGAGACTTCCCTACTCGGGCCGTGGTGGTTTCACAGATACTCCCGCTATACCTCTTGAGGAAGATTACGACTCGACCCCCGAAGGTCTTCAGAAATTCCACGCAGATCTGATCGATCAGATGTCTCATCTCTTGGATGGCATACGTTCATACAACAAACAGTTCGGCGAACTTGAAAACGAACTCGGCTTGCTCGACCCTGACGATGATGGTCCGCTAGACATATATTCGGACATGTCTCCGATGATTCACACCATCAAAGATCCAAACGAACTCGCAGAGAACTTCATGGAAGAATATGTTCGAATGGACTACACAACGGTCGACCCCTTAAGAGGTGACGACCCTGTTCTCTTTACGGATGCTGAAGACAACGAGTGGGACGAAGAAGCGATCAGGGACACCATGCATCGGGCCCGTGGGATGCTTGATGATCAGGCTGAAAAGTTTGCATGGAGTCGGCAATTAGACGAGATCATAGAAGATGAGTACGAACTCCGTAATCGCCTTAGGACGGAGCATGACATTACGTCCGACGAACTTCACGAATACCCGAGGGGCATCCTTGACGACAAGGATGGCGAACACCCTCTCGATGGGGATCCCATGCCGTTACGACGCAGTCAACGACGCGGCAGGTTCGAGGGCGTGCGTTCCGCCCGTGCTGTGCCGGGACGACGCGAAGAGAGGGACGACTTCCAGAAGAACCTGAAAGAGACAGCAGATAGGTGGGGCTGGACGGTACCCCAATACAAGCGCTGGCGTAAACAACGTGCCAGGGGTCGACAGAGGGACGAAGAAATAGAAGATGGTGTTGAACCGGGCACCTACGACCCGCCCAGTCGTAAAGAGAGGCGGGCCCGAGCCAGGGAGGCGTTGAGACAAGGGGCGGAACGCGAAGGCGTGAGCATCCGTGAATACCGGGCTATTCGGGAGGAACGTCAGCAGGACAATCTCGACCTGCACTGGGACGACGAAGACAACAGCGGCCTTCAGCCGGGTCAAGTGGGCTTTGCTGGGGGCGTGCGCTCCCGGCGTACCAACGACGATCTCAACAACCACACACGTCCTCTGGACGAAATTCTCTACCTGGATGACGGACCACTCAACCTGGAACAACGTGAGGCGCTCGACCACCTCATCCACCTCGTCGAAAATGAGGAAAGTGAAAACCGGGTAATGCCAGGCGAGACCGACGGAATAACCTCCATTCTGGCGGGAATCCGTGACAGGGGTCTGATGGAGGACAAGCCCCTGACCGAGGACCAGACCTATGTTCTGGATGAACTCATCGACATCGTCAACGAAGACGGCGATATCGACTGGAAACACCTCACCCCGGGTCCGGCCGATTTCACTGACTCTGACGTGCGCGCGGACCGGCGGAACACGACCATCAGTCGGACGATCGATCGCCTGATCGAGTACCACCCGCCCCTCGAAGACGACGACGACGACGACGAACACGACTTCAACGATGACTTCGAACGAATCGAAACTGACGATTTCGGCTATGGCGGCCTGCACTCCTCCCGGCGGTCCAATGATGGCGATCGGGACCCCAGGCCCACCCATGACGCATTTGGGGATGAAATCGACTGGGAGGCCATGAAGGATGACGAGGCCGACTACTGGGAAAACAATATCCGGTCGCTCCGAGAGAGCAGAGGCTGGGAGGCGTGGGCTGATTCCGAAGACTTCGACAATGAGGGCTTGCGCTCAGCCGGCGACAACCGATACGCCCACATGACATCAAGTGAATTGATGTATTGGGAAGAGGTTCTAGATGACATTCTCAAGGGTTGGGAGGGTGCAGGACCGGACGCAGATATCGACAAGATTGAAGAACTCCGAGAGTCTGTTCGCATAGCGAACGACGCTCAGGACGCAATCGACATGGGTACCCCCGAAAACGCTGATGCCCTAATTGACATTCTTCAACGACACATGACCACCGTTCCAGATCGCAATATGGGGGAAGCAAGGGACGTACAAGGTCTTATTGAGACTATTGAACAAGCCCGAGATAGTGGCGGTACATGGACTTCTGTAAATTTGGAAGATCGTGGCTACATGCTCGAGGACGGTCCAGATGGCATGCGCTCCCGGCGGGCCGTGCCGGGACGACGTCAAGCCAGGGAGGACCGTGAGCAGCGTGAGATAGAGATGGCAGAACGCCATGGCATGTCTATACCTGAGTACCGGAAATGGAAGAAGGACCGCCAGCAGTGGCGGCAAGAGGAAGCCGAACTCGACGACGGTGTTGAACCGGGCACCTACGACCCACCCAGTCGCAGGCAGGTACGGGCACAAGACAGGGAAGCACTAAGACGAGGAGCAGAACGCGAGGGTGTGAGCGTCCGCGAGTACCGAGCCATCCGGGAGCAACGTGAGCGGGACAATCTCGACCTGCATTGGGACGACGAAGACAACAGTGGTCTCCTGCCGGGTCAAGAGGGCTTTGCTGGCGGCACGCGCTCCCGGGTACTGCGGGGAGCCCTAGGTCCCATCGACTGGGATGCCTACGCAGACCACCCTGGCGCTCCATCTGAAGAGAATCCCGGAGGAACGCGGGAATATTGGAATCAGCCTGTTACACCAAGACGCCCTAGCCTCCACCCGCCCCATCGGGATATGACTCTCGGTGAGCACTCGCTACACAAAGAAGCGGGAGTGAGGTCCGAAAAGAAGCCGGCGGTCCTGCGTCCAGGAGACAAGGTCACCGTCAACAATAGAGGCAAGACCGTTGAAGGAACCGTCGTCCGATTCGGACGCGGTGGAGCGAGCGGAAACGGCGTCGATTCTTATGTCGTGAGCATCCCCGGAGAACAAAGGTCGGTCTGGAAACGCCCGGACCAGATTCTGGAAGGACTCCCGGCCACAAGTGGAGGTTTGCGCTCCCACGGCGACAACCGATACGCCCACATGACATCAAGCGAACTGATGTATTGGGAAGAGGTTACGGATGACATTCTCAAAACTACTCGGGGTGCAGGGCCGGACGTAGACATCGACGCGATCGAAGAACTTCGAGAGTCCATTCGAACTGCGAACTTGGCTCAAGATGTAATTGACTTAGGCACTCCCGAACAGGCTGAAAACCTCGCCGACATTCTTCGACGACACATGACCACTATCCCGGACGAGAATATCGGGGAAGCAAGGGACGTACAGGGCATTGTCGAAATTATCGAAAACGCCCTGAAGAGCGAAGGAACCTGGGTCTCAGTCACCCTGGAAGAGCGTGGCTTTATGCTCGACTTGCCCTCGATGGAGGGTGGTATGCGTTCCAGTAAGCGAGACGCAAAGATGCGACGCCAGCAGTCTCCAGTCCGTGGTGGTCGCCAGGGTCCAGGCGGAAAGGGCCATGCTGGCAAGCAGGGCAGGTCGTCGAGGGGTCTTCCAAAGCCGGCTATGTCCGATAAGGATTACTTCAAGGCCCTGAAGAAACTCTCACCCAAGAAGGTTCGAGAGTTGGCTAAAGAAGCCGGCGTCGACATGTCGGATATGACCCACTCTGATTTGATGCGAGCGCTCGCTGGTCAACGACCCCGACCGGGCATACCGAACGTCCCCAACAGCAAGATTTATATCAAGCCGCGAGGGGCACCAGGGCAACCCATAGGGGGAGCACGTTCCCGTATGCGTACCGCTGCCACTGATCGTGCTGCCACGCCGCAGGGGTTGGCTTCACGGACAAGGGCCCGCGCCTATAGGGCGGACCGGCAGACCGGTTCGGCGGATGGGCATATCTGGGATCAATTGACTCCAGAGCAGCGGGAACTTGTCGCAGAGTCAGCGGCAGAACGCGCGAACTGGCTTTTGCAACGCTCCTTTGGGACGGGCTCGAAGAACACCAATTGGCTGGAAAAGTTTATTTCAGACATTCAGAACGGGAGAGAAGTACCCGCTCGTGGAGAAGCAAAGACGGGAACGGCCCGTCCCGTCGGCGAAGTAGATATAGATACCTTCCAGATTGAAACCAGGCGAGAACTGGAGATGTTCCACAGGTTCATCACTCAAGGTCGCGGTGCAGCAGGAAACGATCTATTCTCAAGATTCACAGGGAATAATGCTGCCCAGAAGAAAAAGCAACTGCAGCAAACCATGGACTACATCTCCGCTGAGTTCAACATGCGGATGTCCAATAATTACGAATCGTTGGAGCACTTCCACGACAAGGACCTCGTCGGATCCCCCGGCAAGGATGTATCCGTTCTCCAAATAATGCGAAAGAAAGCAAAAGAACGGGGAATCGCTGAAATCCCAGGCAACAAGAAACTGCTCTCCCCTGAGACCTACCGGGCTGGTCCCCGAAACAATCCCGACGGCACGCCGAAGATGGACCCCGACACTGGCGAGCAGGTCACCAGCAGCCAGCCACAGCACGTTTCGACTTTCTTTGGATTCGCTGGCGGTTTATCAGGCGAATCGTATGCCGAGGAACGTGGGACCAAGGCGCGAACGGGTCGGCGAAAGACGCGCACCGACAAGGAAGCGCGACGACTCGCTGACCATGGCATCTTCGAAATGGGTCAGAAGCGAAAGGCCAGAAGGGCACGGGCAGCCGCACGACGGGGTGAGGGCCAAGCCGATCCTGGTATGCAGGAAGCCGATACGAGTACTACCCTCGAAGAGCGAATCCGGCGTGCAAAGCGGAAGGCTCGCCTCCGCTTCGGCCGGAAGAAGAACGTCGGAGAATTGAACGCCAGCGTCAGGAAGGGGCGCGAGCAACAGAGACTTAAGCGCTCCACAACTGAGACGGTTCAAGGCGCTGGGGCAACGGAAGCATTCCCCGAGTGGGACAAGGCCGAGGGTCTCCCAGTCTTGGACGACGCCATGGTGGTTGCTCTTGATGGCATTGCCGGACGATGGTGGACGCGCGAAAAGAGCCTCGGGACGAGGGACCCCGACTATGTGTCGGGTGCGACAGCAAAAACTGACTCCGAGGTCCGGCGGGAAGCCGAGAATGCGGCCAAGGAGGCTGGCAAGAGTGCCGCAGACGTCACGAAGGCTGGAGATAAGGCTGTAGCAAAAAACGACATTATGAACCAGTCGATCACTGCTGAAACACAGTTGATTCGTGACATGTATCTCAACCTTGGTTACAACGGAACCCCGCTAATCATCGGCGACAGGGAAGCACAAGCCGCATTGGACGACGGATGGACCCCTGTTCAGCGCGGCTTGGGCGGCAACCTTTCGCACCCGGACAGGGCAGAATCTCACGAGATAATGAGAAAACGAGCCCGCGAGTATATGGATAGCGAAAAGCGCTTCTACTCGGGCGGTGGCGGTCACGGGCCTCTGGACGACTGGGCCAGGCCCTTTGACCCGGCCGTCGGTGAAACGGATTCTCGCGCCGGCAAGACGGGCTCGTTGGCTGGGAACTACGGCATTGGGACACTGGCATTTATCAGTCCTGAGAACAAGACGGTTTCTCACCAGAAACTGAAACGGATCAACGACGAACATCAGGCCATCGTTAAGGCTGTGGAAGACATTTTGAAGACGCGCAGCGAAGGCGGAACGTTCGACGACGTTCTGGACTTTCTCAGAAAGAACCCGGACGCTTCGCTCATCGAAGAACTCGACCGCCTCCAGAAGGCCCGCAAAATAAAAGTCCATAAACGGAGAAGTCACCGTCTGTTGAAAGGTGCCAACGCGGGAACCGGAACAGCAAAACAAGGTACAGGCAACGACCTTGACAAATTGGAGAGCCGATTTGCTGACCCCCTAGAGGTCGACTGGAAGAAGACCGAAATGGGGGCTCTCGTCCATCAGGTTGTACAGAGGGTTGAGGCAGCGATTGCGGCCAATGACGACGCCGAGGCCAGGAAGCACGGGAAAATCCTAAAACTCCTTGACTACATGTCCAGCGAGCACGAGCATCTCACCGCTCCGTTGCTCGGATACGATGCTATTGGTAGGCACGCCGGTGTGACGAAGTTCATCAACAGGAGCGCCATGGTCATCCACGAAAGGCCGATGGGCCTAGGTGCGACCTTTGGGCATCCGGATGGGCCGATTAACAACGAAGGTGACGGAGTAATCCAGTTGGTTGACGAATTGTCTCCCGGACACTTCGAAGAGTCAATCAAGGCCGAACGTGCAGGCAAGCCCTTTAGGGGCGCTAGAGGCAAAAAGAAGAAGGGGCAGAAGTAATGGAGATGAACAAGGTCCTAGAAAAGATCAGGGAATACGAACACCTTCACAACTTTCCACCTTTTTCAATCAAACGACAGACTGAACGTGACGAGTTCGCCAGCGACTTCATGGGTGTAGACGTACTCCACGACGACCCTTTCGCAGAGGTTGAGAAAGTATGGTCCGAGCAACTCAAGGAAGCCCGGATGTATTCACAACGTTACGGGAACGATTGGAAAGGGGCCCGAGACGCTGCCGCCAAAATCGCAGACATTGACGTTGACAAAGTCACCTCTTACGAGGTCCTTCGATCTCCGAGTGGCCTCAGCAACTCTGGCTACTGATTTGCGTGATGGGCAAAAATAGTGACCTCGTCGCGGACAAGGTAACCGCTTTACGACTTGCGGAACGCATGGGTTGTCGCGGCGCGCACCAACACCCCGACGGGAAATGGATGCCCTGCGAGACCATGGAGGAGTACGAAAAACTCAAGGACAATAGGCCCACCTCCCAGAAGACCGGCCTAGACATCATCGAGCAGAACCGTCGTTACCGCTCCAGGAAGGGCAAAAAGAAACGAGGATGGGAACCCCTTGGCGAAAGAGGGTTGACCTCGATTGACACCATGCCCGGTGGTGGTTTGGTCGGCGGTAGAAGCGGCAGCATTAAGGCTCTGTGGGCACCGCGGGTCGGGGACACGGACGTATTTACCAATGCCCGCCAAGCCCGACGAAGAGCAAGGGAACTCGGATGTATCGGAGTTTCCCGCCGTCGTTCCAACTCCGGCAAGACCGTTTGGACGCCCTGCTCCAATATGACGGACTACCAGAAGCGCACTGGATCGACTGCGTTTGGACGCAACTGGCAGCGTCAGCAGGCACGGCGAGAAATGCAAAGCGCCGTTGAGCGAGAAGTTCGCCGGCAGTTACGGCGCAAAGAGTCCCTCACCGAAATGCTTTACGCAGAAAAGGCGCTGGGCCAGAAACTCCGACGCGCTCGAATCGCTGCAACAGCACGGTTTGACCCCAATGCGGTAGACGCGGACGCTGACGCAATCGTCCAAGAGGGCACCCCTTTTGAGCGACCGGCCCTGCCGGGCCGGAGACTTGCCCGGCGAGCGGAACGCATGACCCGTCGCATGCAGGCCAGACAGACGCGACGGAGAATTGAACGGGACCCGGAATATCCAGACAGCCCCATGTCTGATGCTGAAATTGACGCGCAGTATGCAGATTGGTTGGAACGGAATCCAGGGTATATCGACGATGCCACCGAGCATGTCCAGGTCATGCTCTCCCCGCAGGCACATCAGGCTGCAGAGGGTCTACGGAGTAGGGCATCCAGTGGTGGCGACGGTAGGAAGTCCTCGAAGATAGAGCAGGCAAAGAAGAAGATTCTGGATCGAATCAAACCGGAACACCGAAACAAAGATAAACGCACGATTCACTGGGTATTTGGCTCACCCGGCACCGGTAAGAGTCATCTTGTCAAAACAGGTCGCATTGACGCCCCCAAGAAAGATGAGGCAGTCCATGTCAATCCTGATGATCTGAAACCCCATCTGCCTGGTTACGAGGAAGTCAATGGGGATTCCCATACCCATATGGCATCCGTCCACGAAGCGGCAGACCTTATGGACTCTGCAGCCGAAGAGGGCATGGACATGGTTGTTCAGGGGACGGGAAAAAATAATCCTCTAATAGCAAAGCATGTTCAGGACGAGTCCGGCTATGGGGATAAAAAAGTTCGCGAGCGCAAAAAGAATGTTAAGTCCGTAGCCCATCTGGTATACGGCGGTAGTGCTGATACCACCAACGACCGGATCGACAGGCGCAATGCCGACCCTCACTCAAAGCAGAGGAATAGGCCATTCGGTTCCGATAGGGAACTACTAGAAGAGCGTATGAGACTCGCGGACCAAATCGAACGCGGCTGGTACGACGAAGTATTTATCTATGACAACAGCGCAAATGTTAAAGATCCACCACTTGTCGCGTACCGAACCGCAGACGGAAATTTCGAAATCCTTAATAGGCAAAAATTCAACGACTTCTTCGGCGACCAACGCCATCCGCTTGATGCGCATGGCCGAACCGGCGCGAAGCGTGTGGAAGAGGCGTGGACTGGCCAACGTGATGGTACGCCCGTCTCATCTGGGGAACGTGGTCGCGGCTGGAGGCCGGATCGGCACTTCGACTCGCCCATTCCGGGAGATGGTCGCACCTATCGCGAGATTCTTGACGGGTTGGGGTACGGGGAGCAAACCAAGAAGCGGCCCAAGCCGCTACAGGGACCCCCAACGCCACGAGGAATGGGTCATGAAGGGCGGATGGCTCGCAGGATCCAAGAAGAAGAGGAGGCCAAAAAGCCCGTAACGACGTCGATAGATCCTGCCACGGTTCGAGCGAACCGTCGTGCCGACCGAGATGCAAGCCGTGATATCGACGACTACGACAGGGATCCCGACGGCTGGCGAAACCGGTTCAGGCAACGCAGGCAAGAAAGTGCCGACCAGCGACGCGAACGTCGCGGGGAACGTCGCGAGGGAGTAAGAAGTAGGCGGTCCGACGAATGGGAAGGTAAAACGCTCACCGAACTGGCCCAAGAACTAGCCGACGAAGATGATGCGGCCTACGCCGCGGAATATGAAGAGAAGTACGGGCACCCACCCCCCGAAGGGGACGGGAATTGCTGGTCGGCCGCCTCGGAAACTGCCCTTGAGATGGACCGTGAGGGAACCATCGACATCGACGGCATGGGAACTTTCGAACCCAAAAACATTGAGGTGGTTCACGGCACCCCCTACGGCACTGGCGGAGACGCAGAAGGATTGTGGTACGGCCATGCGTGGACCGAGTTTGATATTGAAGTAGATGTCGGAAGAGAGGAACCCGTAGTCATGAGGTGGGTTCGGGACGCATCAAACGGCAATAACCATATTCTTCCAACAGACTTCTATTACAAAGTCGGGAACATCGACAAGAACGATTTACATCGATATACCATTTCGCAAGTTCATGACAAGAGAGACGAGCATGGCCAGGACGGGCAATGGAATCGATGGGAGAGGTGATTTGAATGGCATCTCAAGCCAAACTCGCGGAATTCTTGAAGAAACTCGACAAAAAGAAGTACGAGGACATCTTCCCGACGTCTGTCGCTGAAATCGGGAAACAAAAAGTTCCACTTAAGCGCTATCAGCAGGAAGCACAAAAACTTAACAACCGTAGAGAGTTGCCATAGAAGCGTCCTAGACGTTGTAATGTATTAGTTACTGGGACGGGTGCTTACCTAGACCTGACAAGCAACTATCCATTCAATTTCACTCACGAGAGGTGAGACTATGTCAGAAGACGCTTCCCGTCTTGGCGAATTGCAGTCAGCGCTTCGTACCAAGATGGACGACAACAAGGCCATCGCCGATTCCTTCCAGATCGAAGACGGCGTTGTTCAGGTCGATCAGGACCAGAAGTCCGCATTCGACAAGAACATGGCCGACATCAAGGAGATCCAGAGTCTCATTGATGGAGTCAAGTCACTGGAAGAGGTTAGCGCCTGGGGCGCACAGCCGGATTCGACCGCTTCGGTCGCCGCTGCTGCCGCTGCTGGTTCAGCCCTTTCCCTGCCGGCTCAGTACAAGAGCATCGGCGAGCAGTTCACCGATTCGGAGGAGTTCAAGCACCTCCTAGGCGGTCGCAACGGCGCCAACATGCCGAACCCGTGGCAGTACGAGGGTTCGCTGACGACCAAGGAACTCAGCGTCAAGGACGTTTACTCGGCATTGCCCACAGGCACTCCGGGTTCCTTCGGTACCATCCAGCGTGATCCGATCGTCATCCCGCCGCAGCGGACCAAGCGAGTTCGGGACCTTTTCCCGACCCGTCGGACCACTGCTGCGATCATCGAGTACTTCCGGATGACCGGATTCACCAACGCTGCTGCAGCGGTTTCGGAGCGCTCAGGTTCGCCTGAGGTCTTCACGGCCAAGCCGCAGTCAGCATTCACGTTCGTCGGCGAGCAGGCCCCTGTGCGGACCCTCGCTCACTGGGAGGCTGCTCACCGCAACGTCCTGGCCGACGAGCCGCAGTTGCGGTCAATCATCGACAACGAGTTGATGTACGGCCTCAGGCTGCAGGAAGACTCCCAGATCCTCAACGGGAATGGCTCAGGCGAAAACCTGACCGGAGTCCTCCAGACCACAGGTATCCAGACCTACTCATGGTCTGCCGGCGCATTCACTCCGGTTCCGGATACCAAGGCTGACGCTCTTCGGCGTGCGGCAACCCTGGCGTTCCTTGCTTACTACGAGCCCACGGGCGTCGTGATGCATCCGAACGACTGGGAAGACATTGAGTTGACGAAGGATTCGAACGGCCAGTACCTGGTCGCCGTATCCGTCGCCCTCGGTGGCGAGCCTCGCGTCTGGCGTCTGCCGGTCATCGAGACCCCGGCGATCGCGGAGGGCACTGCCCTTCTCGGCGCTTTCGGTACCGGTGCCCAGTTGTACGACCGCGAGCAGGCCAACATCCGCGTGAGCGAGCAGCACAGTGATTTCTTCGTGCGCAACGCCGTGGTGATCCTGGCTGAGCAGCGTCTCGCCCTTGCCGTCAAGCGGCCCGAAGCATTTGTGAAGGTTACCTTCAACAACGCTCCGACCTCGTAGCGGTAGCCAATGAAGGGGCCTACTAACGGCTCCTAACCAATACCAAAAGACCCCCGGTCGCCCGCCACGGTGGTAGGCCGGGGGTCTTTCGGTTTTCCTTACAAGGAGTAACGCATGCCCCCCGAGGACCACGAATGGGATCCTGATGACGAGTTGTATTGGCGCGAGGAAGCGTTCGGTGAGCATCCCGTCCTTAACCCCTGGGGTGACCCCCACAAGGTTATTCAGATAGCCCCCAATAACGACTAATATGTAGGTATGGGCCGAAACCCAAATGCTGCTAATGAAACATGGGACCTTTGGGAACGTGTCGGCGATGGGTTCCAAGGCACGCCCGAGGAACTAGAAGACCTCGTCGACGAAATGTCAGATCACCCGAGAGCCGCCAGGCGCCGCAAAGTCTCCGAAAAGGACAACGATGTCAAGTTTCGACCCGAACACGATTAACCAATTCTGCTATTCCGCCAAAGTCGAGCGAGTAGTTGATGGTGACACCGTCGACTTTCTTGTCGACCTCGGATTCGACATTCACCACAAGATTCGTGTACGCCTCTATGGGGTGAACACGCCGGAGAGTCGGACAAGGGATCTTGAGGAGAAGGCACTGGGCCTCAAGGCGAAAGACTATGTAGTGGACTGGCTGACCCGCCATCCCGAAATCATCATCCAAACGATGAAGGACAAGTCGGGCAAGTACGGCCGCACCCTAGGAACCATTTGGTCCGATGCCGAAGGTACGGCGTGCCTCAACGCCGATCTACTGGACAGCGGTAACGCCGTGGAGTACTTCGGAGGGGCCAGGACCTGAACACCTTTCAAGAACTGCAACTCTGGAGCAGCGCAGAGTGCGTTCGTCCTCGCGTCCACGCCGAAAAAGCAATCTCTCATCAGGCGACCGTTGTCGGCGGGCCAACCAAAGGTGTCCGCTCAGCGACTAGACGCCAGTTGGATTACCACACATACGGTGAAGCGATCATCGAGAACCTGCTGACCGTCTGCAAGCAGAACAATGTGTGGGGGTTTTCCACGTTCAGCGGGGAGTCAGGACTTCCTTCTGTCGATGTCGTCCGTTACGGGCCTGAAGACTTCTACAAGTCGCATACCGACTGGGGCAACAAGCACCAGAACCGCAAAATTTCCTTCACGATCCAACTTACCGATCCCAGTCAATATGAGGGTGGCGACGTTTGGCTTTATGACGGTCCGGAAGCCTGGCGCGTCAGCAGAACACAAGGTTCGATGACGATCTGGCCTTCATGGACGCTCCACAGCGTGGATCCCGTTCTAACCGGAGAACGGTGGTCGCTTGTCGGGTGGGTTTTAGGACCGCCGTTTATTTAATCGGACAAGCGCCAGTACTGCAATCGTCAAAGTCGATAGCGTCAGCAGCCACAGACACCAGTGGGACCGAAAAATCGATCTTTCCGACTGACTTCTCATATTCTTCCTCCGTTATTTCTTCGTATGGAGGTAGCGGGAAATTGTGATCAGTGTGCAACAGGAACGACACACTCTTGATTGAGTTCTTATAGTTCTTAGTCAACCATTCCTGGATCTCCGGCAGTTCGTCATGTTGATAATAAACTGTTACCGATACGGCGTTGTCAGCCCATTCGGTCTGTAGCCGCTTAATCCATTCCAATTGATCAACCGCTGTCATCTCACTTGCCAAAACCGCACCTTCTGGAGATTGACAAGGAAACTCAACGACCTGACTGGTGCGATCCTTGCGGCCATCCAGCCCTACATCCCATTGAACCTTGTAACCGCGGTTACGGCATGCTTCCACCAGCGGATCCGTTGAGCGAAACCTGACCCGGCGAATGTAGTGGCGAGCAAACGCGGGGTGTACGCCAGGGGTCACCCCCGGCAGCAGGGACAGCGTTCCGGAAGGTTGGACCGTGGTCAGGCGAACCGACTTGGGTAAGCCGTGCTTCGTCGAATATTCATCATCCAAACTGGATAGATATTCATAGATTTGCGACATCCAACCCAACTGCTTCTCAGATGCCTGCAACACTCCTGTCACGGACTGACCCAACCTCGAGTTCTTGGCAACAATCTTGGTCGTCTTCTCATAAGGGTACTCAAGCCGCGTGACCTGCTTCTGCGCCAGATAAAGTAAGCGGGAAATCTCCCGCATCTGCTTTAGCGACTCCATGTTCGGAAGAAAAATCGTCGCCAGATTGCACGACTCCCCGTCCCCGAGCGCAATCTCGGCGCAGGGGTTAAACCCCTCAATGCTGTTATCTGTCTTGCTCTCTCCGAGGCGTCCAACCCTTCGAGCCAACTTACGATTAACCAATCCATACGGCTCTCCATTGCCGTTATACCCCTTCCACAACTCCGGCAGGATCTCGTCGTAGGAATCGGCATAAATGCTGTTATTGCTGTGCGACCTCCAGGCGGGAACAGTTCCCGTCGCCCAGTTCTTGGCCCGGATGAACAGGACGTCATCGGGGTCACCGATGGCGATCTCAGCGGAGCGTCGTGCCGAACCAGACACCACCACTCGTCCAATTATGTTACATATATCTAGAACATCCACAGACCGCAACTTCTTGCCTTCTCGACCTTGCATCACCGCGCAAATGTCGGCAATTCCATCAATCAGAGCGCCAGGTCCCGAAGCAGTGCCACCGAACGTCTTGAGTTCGGCTCCCGACTCCCGAATCAGAATCGTGGAGTACGAGAACGACTTGCCCGTATCGAAAAACGACTTGAGTGTGGAGTGCAGCAGCCGGCTCCACCCCTGTCGAGAGTCTGGCACGATGATGTCAGCGTCATTGGTCCGATCATGAGTGATTTCTACGCCGGCTTTCACCTTGGGCAATTCGTGGATTTTGGCTCGCTCCACTGAAAAACCGACGCCTCCGCCCAGCATCAGCATGTCGAAGATGAATTCGAAATCTTCCACCGTCTCAACGTTCACGAAGTAACAGTTGTTGAGGCTCGCACCGCCCATGTTCTGAACGAGAGGTGTTCCCAATTGCCACAATCCCCTGCCAGCGAACGAGCAACGGAGGTTGAACATATGGTCAAACAGAAGTTCGGCCTCGGCCTGCGTATACGGCACGCCAATCTCGATGGCGCCGTTAACGACCCGCTGGATTGTCTCCGGCCAAAGTTCAGTACGGTCGTGCCCGTTCTTGCGGCTGTAGGTGCGGAGATAAACTACTTCTCCTAAACCACCAAACCCCCATGGCGCTAATTGTGTCCTGTAAGCGTCAACAAAGGAGTCTGTGATTTGAGGCATAGGGAGACTGATTTCTTTCCGAACGGCGGGCGGACCAGGGTGTACCTACCGATGGTACAGCATCCGAGAATACGGAAACTGTCAAATCAATCCTAGGTTTTCGGCTTCCTCATAGGAAACCTGGGACCCTGCTGGGTGCCTCAAGATCTTCGTCGTTCGGCCCGGCGTAATCTGGATTTCTTCGAAAATATCTTCCTCGACGTACACCGTTTGAACGTGCTTGAGGGTTTCCAACTTGTCATCCATGCCGGCCAGCCGAGTGGGCTTCGGTAAATCCCCCCTGCAATCCCCGGTGGGATGACCGCACACGGGACAGGGCGAACGGTCTGCATGCAGAATGTAACCACCGGTCGTACCCGGCATCATCAGCGGACTACGCCGCTCCACATGGATCTCGTAAGGCTGGAATTGAGGATCGTTCACCTACAGATTGTAGGTCACAATCCTATTCCCAATCGGCAGTGACGTGTTCGACCTCGGCCTGCGTCTCAATCCAGACGCGGGCACCGCAATGATCCGGCGTCTGTGAATGGATGATCTCGCAGGGACCGTGGACCTTGACCCTCGTCAGGTGGGTCGAACCCTTGTACGTCCGGTCAATGATCGCCGGCTCACCCTTCTTGACCTTCTGCTGATGGACATGGATGACATGCTTCATTTTCTCTGCCTTTATCCTTGTCCCTGTTTGGCGAGAATCGTTTCCTTGGACTCTGATACCTGCTCTCTGGGAACAGGCGTCGTGGGGGGATCTCCGGTACCGCCGTTTAGATAGTTTACCCGGGCTGCGGCTTCCTCTGGAGTTGCCCACCTTGTCTCACAATAGAACTGGTTATATGGCTTGCCATCATGGCTGTACTTGGTGAGATGGTAGCCAACTTCGTAGCCACGATCCGAACCGTCACGATGGTTGATATAGATGTACATCAATTATTCCAAACGTTGTCGAGTTGACCGATCATGCCACCGGAGCGAAGGAACTCAACGGCGGTGGATAGACGGAAATGATACTTGCCGGGCGTCCCCTGTGGATAACGATCCTCAAGAAGGATGATCGTTTCCATGAAAGGCCAGCCCTCGTATTGGGCTGTCCATAGGTCATACCCCGCCGGGAGGGGAGCGGGTGTCGCTTGTAAGGCAGACGGGGTATCCTCAGGCGCTGCGGGTGGGGGCGTCGGATTTTCAATGGCCTGAGTAGTAGTAGTCACTGGCGAAACCGGGCTGGGTGTCGCTTCAACTATGGCCAGTGTCGTAGTGGTCACAGGCGCTATCAGAGTGGTTGTCGGGGGTGTGACGGCCAGTGTCGTAGTTGACGGAGTGGACTCCGTCAGATCTGTGTCAGTGCAATTGCTCTTCCAGAATACCCAGTTGGACACTCCGGCAAACTTGTACTCCCAATAAACATCCTCATAATGGCGACCGTATCCGTCATGGCCTAAAGCCCATTCCACGACTACGCCCGTTTCCACAAGCGCCACAGGTGAAGTGACATACAGGAAGACGCCATGATTACTGAGAACAACATGGGTGGAGGCAATAGACCCGGAAGCAATCAAACTCTCAACTGTCGTTTCCAGTTCCCTGATACACGGAGATTGCGTCTGCCGGGTTTCCGGCGTATAGGTGGGCGGATGGTCTAGCGGTGGGATCGGAGCAGCCTGCCAAACGCCGGTCTGCCCAAGGCGACACTGGTGTTCCCAGTTTGTGTAGCCAGCCAGTCCCGGCCTCTCGCCCCACCACGGATCGTCGAACCGAAGCATGTCACCTGACTGGTAGTCGATATACCAGACCTGCTCATCTATGGACCGGGTGTCTTCCGGATCACATGGTGCGTAAACCTTGTCGTGGCTAGCGCTGGCTGTTGCCGCCATGCCAAACCAAACGAGCCCAGCAGTAATAACGACCGCGATCAAACGTCGCATTAGAACCCCTTCGATATGTAAAAGATTAAACGAGGCTCAATATGGCCTTGTGTGCAATCTGCTTACGCTTCGACACCCAAGAGGTGAAGTCCATCGACGAGATGGCCTTAGCGTCAGCGTCACCCTCACGGGTGTGATCCAGATACTCACCAAACGCGTTGTAGGTCGACCATCCGTTATACCCGTAGCCGGTCGCGTTCTTCTTCGAGGCGTACAAGCCACGCACGGTCATCTGAACCTCGTCGCGATGCGCACGCTGCCTGTCCGTGGATTGTGCCGACTCCGGGAAGACGGCATCGAACACCTTGTCGAAATGACGAGACCCAGCAGGAACCGGAATATGCAGCAACTGCTCGGCCATGGCCTGAAACTCTTTGGCCCATTCAACGGAGATGTTCAATACATCCCGAGCCGCTTCCATAGCCTGATCGGCGTTACGCGTGTGCTTGGCTCGGAACATGCTCTTGGCCTTGCGGAGACCCAAAATCACCGTGTTCTTGCATACACCACGAATCGGGGTATTGGCGAACGTGATTGGAGTGCGACCATCATGGCCGTTCAAAACCAAGAGGTAACGGTCGATCTTGTCGTTGACCCCCTGCGGATCGATAATCAGTGACCCGAGGTCAAGACAGGCGAAGAACTCTCGTCCCTCGCGGAGTACACCGACCGTGTCAACGACAGCGTCTCCCTTGGATGCGCCCACAATGTCGAGCGCCCGGTTCAGGCAGTCGCGATTCTGCTCCACCACAAAGCGGGTACCCACGGTGGCTAGCCCATCGAATGAGCCGTCAGGGTTGGAGCGCACAGTGGCCCGGCTGTTCGTGATGATGACCGGGGTTCCGTCCGGGTTGTACAGGACCTGCCCATTGCCATCAACAGCGGCGACCTCTGTAAGGACGACGTCGAAGTCTGCCCGTGCAGCGTCCAGCATGGCCTCGGCCTTCTGTAGGCCGACCATCGGAGTGCCCAAGCGATGCCATGGAATCTCCCGGTTGGCATAAGCCATTCGGGCTGTTCCGTCTTCGTTCATTTCTAGTTCGTGTGCCATATCTCCACTCTAGCCTAATCAAACTGAAACCACAACAAGTGACGGTAAGGACCTGCCGGCGCCGTAGGTACGGTTATCGCATCAGAAGCGGCCGACGAGGCCCCTACCTAACCCCCGCACCCGAGCCTGGTTTGGTTATCGTGCGCCACACGGAGCGGGGGGGTGTACATGACCGGCGCAGGCAGTCAAGGGTGCCGGAGGAGGCATGGCCGGTCGAAATCGTCAGGCGGCTTCCTCCAAGTCCTTGAGGGCCGCGTTGTACAGGTCGCGCAGAATCTCCTTACCGGTGATCCTGATGGCGGCACCCTTCTTGCGGGCGTCCGGCCATTCGGGACGAGCCGTCTCGTAGTGCGCGCGCTTGGCGTCATAGACCGCCCGGTACGGGCTGGGGGCGTCCACCTTCCCAGTGGGAGTCGTGCCGCCCTTCCTCATCATGCAGCGGGTCGCCATCTGGTTGACGGTCATCTTCGCAGTCGGGTTGCCCAACTTGAGGGCGTCATCCTGCGTCATGCCCTTCTTGCGCTTGCGGCTGGGGTCGCCATGACCGCAGTACGACCACAGGTCGGAAACCCGGCGAATGAACGGCTCATCCTCAACAAGGATCTTCTCGTCCTCGTCATCCCCGCCCTCTTCCCAGTGTGCGGGAAAGGCCACGATGGGGTGACCGATCTCACCCAGCAGGCGGGCAACGGTCTTGTCGCCGATCCCCCGCTGGTCAAGAAAAGCCTGCATGTGGGGACCACAGATGGCCTTCATCATGTTGGTGAGTTGCTTGATCGCCACCGTTTCGGCCTTCACGATCAACTCGTAGGCGCCCTCATCAGGCACGTCAACAGGCTGCATGTTCTCGTCGAACATGATTCGCCCATCTTCGTCACGGATCTTGTCGCGATACGCCGACCGGCAAAGCAACTTGAAGTCACCGGACGAACGTGACGGGCAATCCTCGCCCATGCGGTCAAGGAGGGTGGCGTAGAACCGGTTTTCGAGACCGATTCGTGTCCTCTCCAAGTCAGACAGAGTGCGGCCAATCGACCGGATCTGGCTGTACTCGTCCCTTATGGATTCCTGCGTCTGCAGGTCTATCTCAAGCATGATAATGCTCTCTTTCTTCCCCGGTTTGGGTATCGGTGGGGATCTATTTGGTTAGAAAATTCCGGCGTGCGTCGTATGGATGTCGTACACGTTGCGGCCGGGCAAACTGTTTAGACGGCGAGCCTGAACTCGATATCGGCCGTCTCGACCATGTCGTTCAGGCAGCGCTTGCCAGCCGCCTCGACCTGCTCGGCCAACTTCACGATCTGGTGAGCCTTCGCCGCGTAGGTCTTGCTGATCTTCGCGTAATGCTCGGCGATCTTGTGAAGTTCCTGAACCGTCGCCTCGCCCCAAGTCACCTTGTAGGACACGCCCTGAACGTCGACATGGGTGAAGTCGATGACCTGATCGCGCCAAGTCCTGCTGGTGACACCCTCGAGCGAAGTGCCCTGCAACGTGGGCATCGGCTCTCCGGCTTCGTTGAGGAACACCTCAGTGCTGTCGCTCTGGCGGGCCGACTCGACGGCCTCGGCGCGGAGCGCGCCCTTGACCTCGCGGCGGATGTCCCACAGCATCTTGTAGACGCCCTCGCGCAGGAAGTTCGCGGTGTCGCGCTTGGAGAAGAGAGAGGTGGCGTGGGCGCAGACAGCGTCAACGACCTCATCCTCTCCACGGTTCTGGTCTTCGCGGTACATGGACTCCACGATGGAAGTCAGGGTCTCGGCCATGTCGGCTCCTAATCGGTCGGCTCGGACCAAGGACAGTACCCACGGGCCACCGTCAACGCAACGTCAACTCGAAAAAATTTCCAATTTCCATAGTCGCCGCAGGTCAGGGGCCAAAAGAAATTGTGGCCGGCTAGATGACAGAAGGCGGTTCGAGGAAATCCTGGATGCTCATGCCCTGGTTCAGAAGGACGAACCACGCCTCCTCGAACTCGTCCTGGGTCACATGGGAGACCTCGCCCATCAACGCCTCGGCGATAACCGACAGGATCGGAGCGTCCCGGAAGACATGACCGATCCCGTTAGAATAAGCGGAGTTGTCGTCCCAGACGATGTGTCGCCCCAGCAGATACTGGTACGGCGTGCTCATCAGCATCGCCTGCGGCCGGTGCTTCTGGTTGATCCAGACATGGCTGCTCGTCAGACACTCGCTGACCTTCTTCATGTCGTGATTCGCAAACGCCTCGGCCAACTCCTGCCCCTCCAGCAAAAACGGCGCCTTACTCATGTACCCCTCGGCCACGAACGTGATCGAGTCACACCAATGGAGGGACCTCAACGCGCCGCAAGCCAAAGCGACGTTAGGCAGACGCTCATCGACCGGCCGCCTCATGTCCTCGCGAGAAAACCCGACCATGACCGCCAACCGATCCGCACGCCACCCCAAGACCATGAACGGCAGATCCTCGCCGATCCCGAACTCGTCCACGACATTCTGCTTCGCCAACTGCGTGCTCGTGATAGCAAGCGCCATCTTGGCGTACTTATCGGGATAGCGGTCCTCCACGAATCGCCAGATTAGTCCAAGTAACCCTCAGCGACGGGTACGCCGACTAACATGGAACCATGGCACAGAAGAAACAGACCGCCAAAAAGGGCGGCACCACAAAACAGTCCACCCCTAAACGGGCCAGGAACAAAGACGGAACGTACAAGGGCGACGACAAATCGACCCCCAACGTCAACGAGGCTTACGAGCAAAAGCCGGGAACCAAGGCGACAACCAAGCCGCGGAACCCCGCAGCGAAACAACGCGAAGCGGAAAAAACCCCGGCAAAAAAGAAGCCGGCAACCGCCAAAAAGAAGCCCGCAACAAAAAAGCCCGCAGCCCAAAAAGCGCCCGCAAAAAAGAAGCACACCTACGCTCCGGCAGTCAAAACAATCCAGGTCCCACCACCAACTTCAGAGCCGGTCGCACCGCCCCCACTCAGCCGCTACATCCCACCAGAAGAAAAAAAGTCGCGGCTCGCCCGCTTCTACTCCTGGCTCGTCGGCGAATAATGGTCCGCCCCTCCGACGAAAGAATGCAAGCCGCCAAAATCCTCGGCGTCGACCCCACCGACCTCACCGACGACGAAGCGCGAGCCGTCCTCAAAAAGAACCTCGCCCCCAAAGAGGACATCCGCATCCGCAACGCCCTACGGGATGTACGCAACAAGTGATAAACTGGTTTAAATAAACCACCACCGTCCACCACACGGAAAAACCATGGCCACCACCGCCTCACTCCTCGAATCCTACATCGTCGACCTCACCCACACCTCCGAAGAAGAAGGCGACGACCACCACACCCAAACCAACCAAATCATCACCACCTGCATCGAAATCCTCCTCCTCTCAGAAGACGAACTCGAAACCGTCTACCCCTTCGACGGCGACGAATGGGCCAAGAAAATCGAAGCCCGGGCCCTTGTCATTGCTCAACGCAGGTCGCTCCTAACCACCCTCCTATGGATAACAGTATGCACAGCAATAAGCATCACCACATACGCCATAGGAGCAGGACTATGAGATTAAACAAACCCGAACTAAATACGAAATATTCAGCCGACACCGCCCCCCGCCCACGCAACTCGGCTCCCGAAAGCCCCGCAAGACCCCCTGCCCGACCCCCTCACACACACCCACTCGACCGTTCACCCCAATGCTGCTTCCACATACCCCAAAGGTGACCATATGCCCACCACGCTGATTGCCCCTGAGAAGCCCGTAGAGGCCCCTCTAACGCCTTCGCGGTATGGAATGGTATCCGTACCCGTTACTAGGCGTAGGGCCCTGTTCGTAGCCCTCTTCGGAACCCCTACGAAACACGAATTAGGAATCCTCTATAGGTGTGGCTCCAGCACGCTCAGATTCGTTCGTGGATATTGGGCTAACCTCATGCTCGCAGGTTGCCTGTGCGGTTTCGGTGGTATAGCCGCCTTGGCTGTCTCGCTGCAGGACAACTACTCGTGTACGCCTGGTAGTCACACAGTCTCATCAGGTGAGAGTGTGTACAACGTTGTGAACAAGAGATGCTCAGGCAACAGGCAGGTCGCGATGCGTGACATCATCGAACTCAACAATGGTGAGGCCATAATCAATGTAGGTGATGTGCTACTCATACCTGCAGGCTGATGATCGCTTGAGCCACACGGGTAACTAAATCACCACTTCTGTATAGGACAGTGCTTGTTAGGTAGCCTCACCTTCACAGGCATGAAGCACTTACAGATACGACACTGCTTGACCCATGACCTGTAGTGGTCACACCCCATACAGATAGCCAGCCTTGTAGCAGGCTCGTTGAGCCACAGTGATGCATCCTCCCCCTCGTCACCCCATGCCAGGTCCTGCCCTGCCCCACTGTCGTCATCGTCTAGCCAGCCTCCATCAAACTCGTAAGGCTCCATGGGTGTACTACTCACCCACCCTCACCACCCTGGCCCACTTCTTAATAGCAGGGCCTAGTACAGGGTCATCATCTACGTTGGCTATGTATGTCCTCAGTCCAGCCACCAGTTCATCAGTCAACTCCACTCCCTCAATGAAGTCATCCTTCAGTGTGTCCAACTCCCCCCTCAGCCACATGATCTCCTCTACCCCTGCCTTCACAGCGTTGGCTACCCTAGGTGCACCCTGCTCCTGACACGCCTTGATCAGTGCATAGAGAGTGATCAGTACATCCACCTCTCCTAGTTCCTCTAAGTCTGAGAGATCCATGCCCTGCCACCTCACTCACCCCCCACTGGTGTGAGGTGTGTAGGTGATAGTAGCCGTGTTCCCTCACTGTCATAGGAGGAGGGCACCCCCCTCTCCCATGCCTCATCCATGTCTATCCACCCCAGCACCTGTACCTCCCTGAACTCAGGGGGTATGGCCTGTGCTACGAATAGCACCAGCCCCATGCCTACCTGGTGCCTGCGTACAGCAGCATGTAGGGATGTGCGTACACGACGTACCTCTATGTTGTGCCCCACATCGGGCGTGTCACGCCGTGCCCTGTGCTCACTGGCTGGCCACACATGCCCTGACCAGTACCTGTTGGTGGCCTTGGCTACAGCCAACTCACACACACAGGCAGCCACCTGTGCAGTGCGGTCATCCTCCATACGCTCAGCGTCATACCAGGGTGCGTTGCCCTTACCCCAGTTGGCGGTGTATCTGCGTGCCCCCACCAGGGAGGCGTGCTCATACTCCCAGGCCTCCAGCGTGATGATCAACATGCACCGCGCAGTGTACCTACCCAGAGAGCCGCATGTCGCATTTTGTGCAAAACTCTGCCCATGGGTACACTTTGCGGAAGGCAGGGGGGTGGCTACAGTCAAGGATGTCAGTGGCCTTGGCATTCATGACCTCACGCACGAGTGCTGACAGGGACACCCCTGCTACCTCAGCAGCACGCTTCCATCGTTCACGGTCATGTTCGGTAGCCCGTATGAGCACCTGCTTGTCAGCCGGCCCATCGTCCTCCTTGGACATGGCCGACACGGTGAGGTCCATGTCTTCGGCTATGTCGTGCATGGCAGCCTCGATATTGTCGTCATAGGCAGGGTCACCCACCTCGGCCTCTTTCAGGTCCAGGGGGTTGTAACTCGAAAAGGTCGTTCCTGTGAACCCCGTGTCAGGGGTCAAACTCACAGCAGGCGCGCTTTCTGGCACGGGTGACTCCACGGGTGTAGCAGGAGACCAGTTGTGCGCATCGGGATGAATACGGTTCGCACTGGGGGCGTTCATAGGGAGGGGGGGTAGAGGTATCGACATGGAGACGACCACACCGTCCCTCATCTGGACGGGGTCGAAATCCGACGCCGCATCTTCCGTAATGGGCTGTTCCGGATTAGACATCTTCACCATCCAAGATTTCTTCTGTTTCGTCAGAGGTTAGTTCATCAACTATCTCCGCATCGACAACATCTTCAATGTCGCTATGGAGAACATCCGAAAACCGGTCTCCCAGAGAGGCCGATATTTCGTCTTTCGAGATGACGCCCGATCTGGTCATCAATTCGAGCAATTTCTTCGATTCAGTCTCCGGATCAAAGTGGTCCACGGGTATGGAACCCGTTCCACCGGCACCCGCCAGGGAGACCCGAATGTTCTCCTGGTGACCGACGTTAATTTGGATATTTTGCCCTGATTCCGGATGGGCTTCCATTCCAAGCAACTTTGTACGCCGATCCATGATTGAGAGCACCTGCTGGATGGCCTTCATGTCCGGTTCTACCGCTACGTCGGTTCCATCGTCCAAGGTGACTCGCCTGTGCTGGGTAAGGGGCCAAATCGCACTTTGCAGAGAGTCCAAACGCTCCAACTCCATACGAAGCACTTCCGGATACGCCATTAGCGCTTCAGCGTTCAATTTCTCGAGTTGCCGATTAACCGCTTTCCCAACAGCCCCTACAGAGATCCCAAATCGTCGAGAAATCTCCTGATTGGACACGCCGGCCTGACGCATCTTGAAAACACGCACATCCCGTTCAGCAAGGAACTCACGGGTAAGTGATTGAGACGTTTCAGCCATAGGACTCAATGTTAGGACACCGGGGCTGCGGAAATGGGAAGAAACCGCTTGCCACGGAGTCGCACGGGTGCTAATCTTGAGTTACGGCGAACCGGTCAACTCCTCGGAGCACCTAGAAGCCCCCACTCGGATCCCCCTCCGGAGTGGGGGTTTTCTACGTCTGACCATGAGTCATTCGCATTCACACGGCAAGGAAATGATGAAAACTCTGATAAAAGCACTAGTTGACGCATTCAAGATGCGTCCCCATTACTACCCGATCGATCGCACCTCTTGGACCGACAAGTACGAGCGCGAACTGAACCAGCACTACATGCACGGGCGTTTCTGACCTAAGTCCGGGTCCATTCCAGAACCTCGAACGGGAATCGCACGCCTCGCTTCATCTGTCGAGGCCAATGTCGCTCGTCACGGGCACCCCTGAAATGGGACACCGTGTAGACGTAATCCATCGTGTTTGTGGGATCTGGCGTGAGGGAGATTCCGAATTCCGGCCATCTTGACCAAACGGCAGACCCGAATGGACGCAATTCACGGGTAGTCGCGGAAACCCCCAGCGGAGCATGGTGTTCCAACCAGAGGCCGCATCCGTAGATGACGCGGAGAGTGTCAAGGTACTTTGCGACCTCTGTAGCGATCGCTTCGCTCGTTCGACCCCCCGGATCAATGAACGCCTTGTACAGGGGACCCAAAAGTAGCAAATCTGGCTCAACCTGCTCGATGACGTCTTCCAAAGCAAGCCTGTCGCTGGGCTCCAGTAGATTGAAGCCATCGGGCTTCATGAACAGGTGCGCATCCGACTTGTCGGCGTATCCCAAGTTGCGGGCCGCGTGAATGATCGTTCTGGAGGTTCGACGGATGATCTTCTCGGGATTCTCAAGGTCAACGCTCAACGTGCGGATACGCGGCATCTTCTGAAAGGAGAATGGCTGCACTCCGATCGCCGGCAGGATCGCGCACTGCCTCAACAGCATCGTCTTGCCAACACCCTCAGCCGCTACGACAATGACCCGCTCCTGACGTTCCAGTAGCCCCGGTATCAACCAGTCGTAGGAATCGTCGTCGTCTTCGCCTACGAACTCGGTCCAGTTGACCAATCGGCCGGCGTTTGCTGCCACGGGTGCTTCACGGGTGCCCAACAGGAGAGTCGCCCGATTGATCACGGAAGCAGGTGATCGTTCCTCGTCTAACAGGGACCGCAGTTTCGAAATCGTTTCCTCAGCCGGTGACAGAGGCTCCTCGTCCCCTTCGATCTCTTCTTCGAACTCAAGGGTCGAGGCTTCTAGTTCAGCAGGTTCGTCTTCGACAAATGGGATGAGTTCTTCCGTTGAACCCCCCAACTGGACATGCTCTGTTATGTCCTTCGCTGAGGGGCACATCCAGATCGCTACGTCGCAACCCGCCTCTCCGAGTCGCGCGGCTACGTCACGGGCGTGTGGCCGACCGGCTATGTCGTTATCAACGATTATGTCGACCGTTGCTCCGGCAAGGGCTTCCGTGTGGATGTCTAGCCACTTCCCGGCACCTCCGGGCATGGTGGTCGCGCAGCCACCCATACGGGTAATCGTGTCGCAATCCTTCTCACCCTCCACCACCCAAATGGGCTCGCCCTGCTCCTTCTGTCTGAGGACGTTCGGAAGGTTGTACAGAACTTTGGGTGTATCGCCCAACTGGTACACCCACCCGCCAGCACCATCTGGCTTGCGCTGTCTAAAAGTCTTTCGACCCCCTGGCTCCTCGTATCTCACCTTCTGGAACAGCAGGGCTCCGCTTGCATCCTGGTAGTCATACGACGCTATGAACTTGAGCGCCTTACGTTTGACTTTGGGGTATTCCTTGTCACGGGTGGATTCGCTGAGGTCCTTCGGCTTCAACGCTGCTGTGGTGATGTCGAGGGAACGACAGACGTCCTCTACTCCACAGCCCCCGTTCCTGTGACAGAACAGCAGCACTGTCCCGTCCGACTTCTCATGAATCGACAGCGATGGGTTGCGGTCATCCTGTCGACACGGGCACCTGGCTTCCCACCCGTTTGCCGACTGAACTACTCCATCCAGACGGGCGAGTAGATCATCCGTGTGTTGGAACATCGTGATCTTTCC